AAGCGCGCGCAACTCATTGCGCGGACGGAGATTGTCTCGGCGCAGAATGCCGGTCAGGAGCAACTCTGGCGACAGGCCGTGAAGGCGGGTCATCTCAAGGCCAGTGAGGTGACGCGCGTCTGGATCGTCACCGACGATGATCGACTCGACGAGGTCGTGTGTGAGCCGATGGACGGGCAGAAACGCAAGCTTGGGACACCGTTCCGCACGGGCCATGGGAAGAACATCGATCGTCCTCCGGCACACCCGGGGTGTCGATGCGCGGTCGGCTTGACACGCCGTGGACGCTCTACATAATATGTAGCAGCCACTCGTGAATCCCTCGCGAGCTGCAGGAGGAGCCCCCGCCCATGTCTGCACCGACGCCCACCGTCTCGGCGCGCACGAAGCGCCGTCAAGTCCAAAAGGAACTCAACAATCTGCGCCATCAGGTCGCTGTCTGCGCGCAGGGCAATCAGCAACTCAAAGCGATCTTGGACAACATCCAGGAGCAGAATCGCCGGTTCCGCATCGAACTCGGCGAGTACCGCGAGATGTTCGGCGCGACCATCGACGCGCGCACGGTCCACAGCGCGTTGGCTCTCGTGTACGGCACGGTCTGCCGGTTCGCCGAGCAGGATGCGCAGGTCGCGCACATCGCACGCTTGCTCCACGGGGTCTGGGCGCGGCATGGTCACGCGCAGCGCGTCTCACTGACCGGCCGTCAGGTCACCGTGCTCGACCCATCGATCACGGTCAACACGCCGAGCGAGCCGACGGCGCAGACGCCGGACACGGACCCGTCGTAATCGTCTACGGCAGGCGGTCTGCGCGTGCGCGGCCGCTCCTCCGTCACGCGTCCCGTCGCCCATCGCTGGCCCCGACGATGCCTGCCGTAGATTCGGGGCACCTTTCATCCGTCCACAAGGAGACCCCATGCTGCCCGATCTGACCCCTGCGTTTCTCCATGCGCTCACCGTCAAGGTGAGCAAGGACGATCCCGAAGTCCGCGCGAAGCACATCGTCCTGCGCGTCCGCATCGAGCCGCTGACCGAGGACGTCGTCGGCGCGCTCTCGCCCGGACTCGCGGCTCACCTATTCGACGGCGACCCCGTCGAAGTCGCGGCCGGCAGGTTCCCCTTCTGGAAGCCGGCGACGATCTACAGTCTCGCGCTGCGCATGGCGAAGGACATGGAGCCGTCTGCGTATCTCGATCACGTCGAGTTCGAGCCCATGCTCACGGTGAGGCGCGACAGCGAGACGGACGCCTACTCGGGCAATCTCTCGATCGTCTGCACGCAGTACACGCCCGAGCAGGTGCACGTGCTCGTCAGCGGCGTGAGCGAGTTGTGGTACTTGTCGCTCGTCGAGTTGCAGCAGGAGTTGCCGCTCGAGGACGAGGAGCCACGCGCGAAGCCGGCGCGACGTCGTCGAGGCGCGGCACGCGACGAGGAGTAACCGTCATGAGCCGCACGAACCCATCGCCACGCCGTCGAGGATCGGTGGGCAGCGATGACCGGCGCACGCCAACATGGCTGACCGACCTCGTGCGGACCGAGTTTGATCTTGTCTGGGACTGTGCGGCGAGCGAGAGCAACTCGGTGGCGCCGCAGTGGTTCGGCCAGGGCTCTCCGGCCTGCATCGAAGATGCGCTGGTGATGCGATGGCGCGATGCCGTCGACGTCCAGGCGCCCACGGCCCCAGGCTCGGCGCTCTGGCTCAACCCGCCGTTCTCACGCGGCCAGATCAAGCGCTGGTTGCCGCGCATCGAAGAAGCGGCGCGCGATGGTCTGACGACGGTCTGCCTGCTCCCGACGGACACGAGTACGGACTACTTCCGTTGGGCGCAAGCGTTCGAAATGCGCGGGGTCGGCCGGCTGATCTTCGAGACGCCGACTGGTCCACATCTCAGCAAGGCGGGCAAACCCACGCCAGCCTGGGTCGCCTCGATGCTCGTCATTGTGCGGCCCGCGCACTTCCGGCAGGAGTACATCTTTCTGTGAGGGCGTTCGGCCGCCGAAGGAGGTGGAGCATGTGCTACTGGGATCGTTCACTGCCATCGAGATTCGATCGCCTGATCGCGTGCGCGATCGTCGTGGGCGGCCTCTTTCGGTGCTACGTCAGGCAGCAGCATCGATTCGAGTCGGTCTATTGCGTCGACGATGGGTTCGCATGGCCGACGTGTTGCCGATGCGGGCGCGTCGGTCCCAGCACATGGCGCGGGCGCGTGCAGTCGCTCCGTCGTCATGGCCAGCGCTTGATCAGCCGCTCACGCGTGTCGTCGTCGCAGGAGCGAGACCGCCTGCGACAGCGGTATCTCCGTCGCATCGGAGAGGCGCGGTGAGACCACACCGTGTCGCGGCGCACAAGTACCACGCCCGCGGCTGCTGGGTCACCAATGATCAGCAGCGGCTCGATGATGCGGCTGTCCACGCGCTGTGGTGTCGCACGGTGCATGCGGTCGCGCCGAAGGTGCTCACGCCACAGGAGCGGACGAAGGCCAACGCCTGGGCACGGGGCAAGGGCTGGGAGCGGTTCGCGAGCGAGCGCGAGGCGAAGCGCTGGCTGGCGCTCACACTGGCGGTCAAGGCCGGGCAGGTCAGCCATCTCACGCGGCAAGTGCGCTACGCGCTGGAAGTTCGACGTCCGGACGGCATCGCCGAGGTTATCGGGCACTACGTCGCCGACTACGTCTACGAGGAGCGCCACGGCATCGCTGATCGGATCTGGGTGCCCGTCGTCGAGGATTGCAAGGGCTTCAAGACGCCTGAATACTTGTGGAAAAAGCGCCACTTCGAGGCGCAATATGGGCTCACGATCCGAGAGACGTAGTCGATGCCCAGGCACTACCTCGTCACCGTGCGCACCCAGGATGGCCGCGTCTTCGACCTCGAACAGGTCGCGCACGATGCGAGTGACGCGGTCATCCAAACCGCTGTGGAGCTCGCCGGCCGGCAGGAGACCGGCGCCGAGATCCTCCGCGTCGTCGGCATCGACATGCCAGGGCCGACGAGCCCAGACGTCGACCGTGCCATCGCGAATATCGGCAAGCCGAAAGGAGCAGCATGATTCCCTGCGGTCTCAATGCGTCAGAAGTTGGCGGCGGCGTCGAGCAAATCATGGTCGGGCCTGCTTCCATGCCAGATTGCCAGCCGCTCTCGACGGTGATTCAGCAGTATCCGGATGGCTCGACGGCATGCGTCTCACGCTGGCAGCCATCCGACGAAGAGCGTTGCGCGATTGCGTCAGGCGGAGACGTGCTCGTGTGGGTGTACCAAGTGCCACCTCCGCCGATCGCGGTAGGATGCATCGTCGGCGAAGCTCCATGATCAGGACTTCTGTTGCCCAGGCAACACACCCCCAAGGAGACCCACTCATGCCCCTGCCCTACACGGAGACCGTCGAATATGAGCGCACCTGGCACGGCGGATTGTGGCGCGACCTGCCCGATACGACGCGCCCGGCCCCGCCTCTGCCGCGTCGCGGACGCATCCCAACGCACGCCGGACCGCATCGGACGCCGGCGCCAACGGCCTCAGCCCTGCGTCGCCGAAAGTCTTGCACACGTTGCGGCACGCGCATCCACGCGAGTCTTGCGACCATCTGCTGGCGTTGCCGAGTGACCAGCACGCCGGAACCTTCGACATTCGCGGGCGAAAGCGAAGCGCGCGCAACCTAGTCGTTGCGCGTCGGAGACATCACGACCAGCAGGCGAAAGTCGGCCGGTGCCACACGGTGAGCAAGTGAGCCTTTTGTTAAGGAAAATGCGAAAGTGCGAGAGCGAGATGCGAAGGCGAAAGTCACGGAGCCAGCGCGGCGCGGTCTGCACAATCCTGTGTGGCGCGTCCCTCTTCTTCTCGCCGGCCCCGTGACTGATGGCGAGGACGATGATGCACGATGACCACGCGCCGCATGGTTGTTTCGGAAACCTTGATCGCTCGTGCTTGACGGCACGCAAATTGACCGCTGAAAACTCCGGTGCTACGGTAGCGTCACGGACGCGACCCGTGGCCTAACCTCACACGACGAGGGCCGCGCCCGACACCAGGGAGTGCCCCTCGATGCGTGCCTACCTCAGTCGTGACGAGTTCGCCGCGGCGATCCGATCTGGGTCGCTCCCGCCGGAATACGAGCTTCGCAAAACCTACAGCGTGGTCGGCGCGGTCAAGGCGATGGATCCCGATGCGTCGGGCGCGCCGCGCTTCCGCTTCGCGATTTCGAGCGAGGCCGTGGACCGCGACCGCGATGTCATCTCGCTCGGTGGCTGGAAGACGGCATCGTATCGCGCGAATCCCATCGTGCTGTGGGCGCACATGAGCCGAGACCTGCCCGTGGCACGCAGCGAGCGTGAGTGGGTCGAGGGCGGCAAGCTTCTGTCCGAGGCGGTCTGGCCAGAGAAGGACGCGTATCCCTTTGCGGATACCGTGGCGGCGCTGCTCAAGGGCGGCTTCCTCAACGCGACGTCAGTGGGCTTCGTGCCGATGACGTGGTCGTACGATGAGCAGCGGCGCGGCTACAACTTCACCGAGGCCGAGCTCCTCGAGTATTCGATTGTGCCGATCCCGTCGAACCCCGATGCGCTCGTGCAGGCGCGGAGTGCGGGGATCGACGTGCTGCCGATCAAGGTATGGGCTGAGCGCGTGCTCGACGAGTGTCGCGCCCTCGATGTGGGCGTGACGCCAGAGCAGGCGGCGGCTGCCGCGAAGGCGGCTGACCCGAAGCAGGCCGTCTCGGTCACGGTTCCGGCCCTGCTGGCGAGCGAGCCCGCGCCGAGCGCGAGCGCGACGTTCGACGCGCTGGCCAAGGCGATTGCTGATGCGATGCTCCCGATCAAGGTGAGCGTCGATGCGCTCACCGAGAAGATTGCGCAGACGTTCGATGACGTCGCCTCAACGACGGCTGACGCCGAACCTGCGAACGACAAGACTGCACCGCCCGACCCTCGCCCGGTCACGAGTGCACCTCCGGTCGCCTCTGCCTCTGACGCGCCTCCCAAGGCCGTGCAGGCGGACGACCTCGATGCGATGCTCGCGGCGCTCTCGGCGGTCCCTGTGACCGCGCGTGCCACGGGGACCGCGGATGCCGCTCCAGCCGTGCCCACGGCGTCGGAGTCGATCGATCCACTGGACGACCTGCTGCGACGAGCCATCGCGGACAGCGTCGCCGAAGGTCTCGCCGTCGCACGGGGCAAGGTGCCTGACGTGCTGACGCTCCGCGAGACACGATAGGAGTACCTACGTGGCAGATCTCACGCAGGAACAACAGGCGACCGTGGACCGACTGAAGGTCCTCGTGGCGCCGATCGTCGCCGAAGCCGTCGCCGAGGCGATGCGCAAGGCGCAGGAGGCCGCCACGGCGAGCTTCCCTGACCAGATCTTCGCGGCCACGGCTGCGAAGATCAAAGCCGAAGCGGCGCTCGAGAAGGGCATCGGCCTCAGTCGTGCGCTGCAGGCGTTCGCGGTGGCGAAGGGTGACCGCGAGCAAGCGGCGGCGATTGCGCGGAAGCGCTGGGCCGGAGCCGAAGGCGACGCGATCGGCAAGGCGCTGTCGGCTGGCGATCAGACCGCCGGCGGCTGGTTCATCTTCCCCGACTACCAGGCCGAAGTGATCGAACTGCTGCGGGCGCAAGCCGTGTTCCGCCAGCTCAATCCGATCCAGGTGCCGATGCCGCAGGGCACGATGTCCTGGCCGCGGCTGACGGGCGGGGCGACGGCGAGCTACTCGGGTGAGAACAACAACGTCCCGAGCTCGCAGCAGGCGACGGGCGGCGTGCGGCTGACCGCGCGCAAGCTCGTGGCGCTCGTGCCGATCTCGAACGACCTCCTGCGATTCGCATCCGTGCAGACGGATCGGGTCGTGAGAGACGACATGATCGGCGCGGTCTCGACGCGCGAAGACCTCGCGTTCATCCGTGGGGATGGCGCGAGCGATACGCCCGTCGGGCTGAAGTCGTGGACGCCGAGCGCGAACGTGCTCACCGTCAACGCGACGGTCAACCTCGCGAACGTGACCAACGACCTCGGTCGGCTCATGCTGCAGTTGATGAACGCGAACGTTCGCGGGCTGCGGTACGGCTGGCTGTTCGCGCCGCGGACCTACATGTACCTCGCGACCGTGCGCGACGGCAACGGGAACTTTGCGTTCCGCGACGAGATCCTCCGAGGCCAACTCTGGGGCTTCCCGTATCGGATGACCACGCAGATCCCGATCAACCTAGCGGTCACCGGGACCAACGAGAGCGAGATCTACTTCGCAGACTTCAGCGACGTCGTCATCGGCGACGCGGTGAACATGCTAGTGGACATCTCGAGCGAGGCCGCGTACTTCGACTCGTCGGCGAGTGCCGTCGCGTCGGCGTTCTCGAAGGATCAGACGGTCGTGCGCGTCATCGCGGAGCACGACCTGCTCCTGCGGCACACCGAGTCCGTCGCGTATCTGTCGGACGTGGACTGGACCCCGTAACCCAGGCTCACGACAAGGAGACACGATGATGAACTTCGGATTGCAGCACAACATGTCGAGCGAGGTGAAGCTCGTCGCGAGCCTGGCGCCTGTCGCGGGCACCGGGTCCGCGCAGAACGGCGCAGCGGTCAACCGAACGGGATATCTCAACTGCATCGTCCCGTTCGCCTACAGCACGTCGGGCGGTGTCACCGGCGGCACGATCACGGTGAAACTGGAGAGCTCGGAGACGAGCGGCGGCACGTACGCGCAGCACGGGTCAACGACCACGATCACGCTCTCGGGGACCAACCCGAGCGGCGTCGAGGAAGTGGCCTTCGATCTCGCCAGTGCGAACGTGTTCATTCGCGCAGTCGTCGATGCCGACCCCACGGGCGGAACGCCC